GAGGAGATTGAGACGGAGAGCGACGAGGAGGAGGACGAATCTGATGCAGATGATGATGGAAATTTGGATGGATTTGTTGTAGCAGATAAAAGCGAGAGTGATTATTCTAGCAGTGACGATGGAGAACCTCCCCTTCCTCAAGCAATCAAGCGAACCCCCGTCAAGAAGCGCCCCGCCACCACCAGAAAATGAGTGGCCTTCCCATATCGACTCCCCTCGGCGTTTTGAGCCTTTGTACTCTGTAGAGCGACCTCGTGAGAAGAAGGACCCATTTGAGGCTTTCAAAGAGAATCAAATCGGTCTTATTCTTTTGGGCATGGTGATTGGTTTTTTGCTCGCGAATATGCGTCCCGTTGTTTTCCAGGCGAAGTGACCAAGTCCGAAGGACTTGAGACCGCCCCGCGAGGACAGTCCCTTCGGAACTGGGGCTTATTGCACATAATACAAAGGCGCGCTCGGTGAGGGGTCTTCGTATCCCGTAAAATTACCAATAGGACCGGTTCGATTCTTTCGAACATCCTCTTGTAAAAATCCTAGCCATGGATTCTCGCGAGTCTGATCGGCTGGTTCCATATCCCTAAATACCTCAAACTGATTGTCGTACGCAGCAACAGGTTGAGATATTTTAGCCGGTGCCGCTGGAAACCTTAGGTACGCCATGTACATAAGGAACGCAATGATCACCAAAGCTAAAACTTTGAAAAACATTTTCTAATATTCGCAGCGAAATTAAGTCGAGTTGCGAAGCAACTCAGGTTCTTCAGACTGGAGTAGAGGGAACCTCGTCATCGCCGGTCGCCGCAGACTCGTCACCCTCTGGTACAGTGGTGATCTCGACTGCTGGACGCTTGCGCTCCTCGATAATCTGAGCCACCTTCTCGTCAGCCATCTTGACGAGCTCAGCGAGCATCTTGTCTGGGAACTCCTTGCGCAGTTCCTCGACGATATCTGCAGGGTGGGGAATTGGTGGAACATCTGGCTTTGTGTAAAACTTGGAGTTCTCGTCAGCGGGGTCGATGTAAGGGAAAGGACCGGGCTGGGGCTGAGCCATCATATCACGCTTGCGCTTCTCAAACATGGAGGCGGCGGCGCTCTGGTTGGCGCGGTACTTGGACATAATCTCCTCGAGCTTCTCGTTCTGGTAGTGAACATCCTCAATCTGATCACGGTCTGGGGGAATCAGCAGCCACTTGTACATGTCGACGACGTAGATATCGACCAGAGCATCCTCCTTCTGAAGACGCTTGGCGTGAGAGGCAGCCTCGTCACGGGTCGCAAAGCACCCACGAATCTTCATACCCAGCTTCTCATTCTTCTGGGGCTGATCTGGACCAACGAAGGAAATGCACGCAAAATACTGCCCTGGAACCGTCAGGTAATCTTGCTCGAGAGAACCCATTTGAATTAACTAAGGGTTTCTTTTTTAAGTTCGGAACGCGGTTCAAACTGAAAGTTTCGTGTCTTGTCACCATCTAAGGCGAAGGAGAGTGTGTTAGGTACACGACAATGGAGGCTCTTCGTCGTCTTCACAACGACTGTAAGCGCCAACACATTCATAAATGGGTACAACGTGGAGAGAGTGTTCTTGACTGTGGGTGTGGGCGAGGGGGTGACTGGCACAAGTGGAAGGCGGTCGGTGCCCATGTCTTTGCAATTGACCCTGATGAGGAATCTTTGGTGGAGGCGGAGAATAGAGCGATTGAAATGCAATTTGGGGTCTTCTTTCTAGGCAAGGGGACTATTATTCAGGCTGCTTTTGCAGGTCCCTTTGACGTGGTTTGCTACAACTTTTCAATCCACTACATCATGGACGATTTCGAGAACTCAATCAAGGCTATCGACTGTGCGGTGAAACCTGGTGGTTACCTCATCGGCATCACACCTGACAAGAACCGGGCTGAGCTCATCTCCGATAGTAACGGTCACTATATAGACCGTCTTGGGAACACCTTCGACATTTACCAGGGTGGTCGGCGACTTTTGGTTAAACTGACGGATGGTCCTTTCTATGCAGATGGACCGAAAGATGAGCCGCTTCTGGATAGCACGCTTCTTACTGAAAGTCTCAAAGATGTCGGCTTCGAGCTCGTTTCTTGGGAACCTATGCTGGATCAGCCAAACGGTCTGATTTCTGACCTTTACTCAAAGTTTGTGTTTCGAAAGCTGCTCCCAGGTGAAGCTGCTGCCAAGTTGGCGGCTACACGGCGAATCAAAAAGGGAAATGACGAATGGCTTGGAGCAAAAATGTAGACGTGTAATAGTAGAGTAATGGAGTATTTCATAATCTTGTTATTGTTTGTCACCCTTGTCATCATAGTCTCCATCAATAAAGAACCCCAGATGCTTAGTGACCTCAAGATGAGGTACTGGGTCCTCCTTGAAATCCTACGAAGCACAGGAGACCCTCTTTGGCACCCAGTTTGCAAACCCTCTATCATCACTGGCATGATGAACTGGGACAAGGAAAATGGTCCTATCGGTTCAAACGTGAATAAAGGGTATGAAATTTACATCTGCCTGGATGGAGACGATGTAAATTCGGCAATGTATGTTCTGCTTCATGAGCTGGCACACATGTCAGTTCCGGAATACGATCACACAAAGAACTTTTGGGCTCACTTTGAAAAGTTGAAAAAGATTGCGATTCAGAGCGGGGTGTATACCCCGTCTGGGACTCGCACATATTGTGGGGATGTGGTGAAGGATTAGAGACAAAGTCGGACGCGAAGCGTCCAATCTTTAGATCACGAGGGATCTAAAGTCCTTCGGACTTAGGACTGGTCCACCAAGTACTTCTTTGCCATGTAGAAGACGATGGCTGCCACGAGGGCGGTCACAGCCAGACCCGTCAGGGACACCTCGCCTGATGGTCCGTGAAACTTTGGAACCATATCTCCAAGCTTGCCCTGCACTGGCTTGGAGAATGCGACGACTGCTGCGACACCTGCCAGGAGCGCCTGGTAGTGCTCATCACTGAGCCCGAAGGGGTTCTTGCTGCTGCCACGGGAAGACTTGGAAGAGTCCTCAGACTTTCCCTGCTGCTGAGGGGGCGCCTGAACATAGGGCGATCCCATCATCTCATCTTGCATCATCTGTCCGGGTCCTGGCATAACCTCCTCGATAGGAGTTGCGAAATCTGCCATTTGAGATTCCTCAACATCTTTTTCAGGCGTATTAAAAGGCGATCTCAAAAGACCAGTTGGTGGTCCAGTCTTTTTGTCAGAACCCTCGCTTGGGCGTGAGAGACCGGTAGGTACGCTCGTCTGAGTCGGACCCAGCTGCTGACGCTCTAGAGCTGCCCGAGCCAGTTCTTCATTTAAATTCATTTCCTGTGAAGGAATTTCTGACATTATGGTGTCCACGTTGGGGTTATAAGTCATGACTCCCGCCATTATTGAATTTTAAATGGAAATTATGTGGCATCGGCTACCGCGACTTTTTTACCACAACCGTCTCCCCCCTTCTCTTGGGTTCACTTGTGGATCCTTGGGGGGCATTTGCTGCCCTCTGGCTATAGTAACGTTGGTGATACTGCCAGAACGACGGACCACCCACCCTGAAGTTCTTGCGGATAGGTGCCTTGTACCAAAATACACAGTCTGAAATCTTGTTACTCTTTGACGTGTTATCCAGGACCATGCACTCGTAGTTTTCTGTACACGAGTCCATCACCTGACAGAACTGGTCAAAGGTCGGGAAGACTCCAAAGAAAGCCTTGTAGAGATTCTCACGGTTCTGACGGACATTATCACGAAGGGCAAAGACATAGTCAACGTTTGTGCGGACGTACGGGAGCATATCCATACAGTATTGGGTCGTGAGCATGAAGAATATGTTCCAGTGGCGACCGTTCATAAAGAGACGGCGCATACAGTCATCTCGCATAAAGGCTCGGTCGTACATACAGTCATCCATGAGGAGGAAAACCGAGGGAGCTTTGTCTTTTCCGAGCGTCTTGACCAGGCGGTGCTGACGTTCGAGGAGCTTTTCGACTGCATCCCTTTTGTATTCTCCGTACACGAAAAGGTCAGGAATAAACTGCTTATAGTGCCCGTTTCCATCCTCAGTGCCGGACATGGCTATACCCGCCGGGATGTGTTTCTTGTGCCAAAGGATGTCCGTCACGAGTGTCGACTTTCCAGTTCCACGCTTTCCGATAAAAACACACACCTTGTCATCACTAATTTTACTCGGGTCGAACCGCCTGAGATGCAATTGATTCATTCTGGAATATAGGGTCAAAATTGAGAGTCTGCTGGGGCGCGGCGCCTTTTAGGTTCGGAATAAACTCTACGAGTTTATTAGAGATGTCCGCTGGTTATATCCAGCTGGCTGCAATTGGACAACAGGACGCATATCTCACAGGATCTCCGCAGATTACTTATTTTTCGGGAGTTTATAAACGTCACACACCTTTTGTGCTTGAAGCATACGATATTCCATTTGAAAATCAATCAGTCGTCTATGGTCAAGAGAACATCTGTCGCATTCCTCCGAAAGGAGATCTCGTAAGAGCTCTCACGCTCAAGATAACTCTTCCTTATCTTTTCGATCCTGGAACTTTTTGGGCTTGGACGATAACAGCTTCAGCTACGAATGATCCACACATTATCATCAATGGTACATACTTTGCTCTTCCATATTCAGGACTCACGTACTATTCGACATATAATCAGAGTTCATGGATAAGTACCCAACTTGGACAGTATGTTTCGTATTCGAATGCTCTCAATCAGTTTATATTTTCAAATTGTTCAAGTCTTGAGGTTGATCAAAATGGAGGCATCTTCTGGGGTCTTGATCCCAAGGTGGGCACCCCTTCTTCAAATAATGCATCAAACTTGGTCTATACCATAAGTACATCACCAAACTCAAACTTGGTTGCAAATGCAGCACCCTCTAACCTGACGGCAAATTATACGACATATAATCAACGCGCCTCAGACTTTACACTTCAGCAAGCTGGATGGATTCAGAGTACGGGATTACCAGCAGTGAATACGAGAACGAGTCTTTTTCTGAGTCTTACAAGCGGTCAAACATATACAATATCTTCACCTTTGCAGTTTATAAATTTCTTCAATTGGACAAATCAGGATACAGTCTCTACATATTCAGTTACTCAAAATGGTCGTCTCAAATTTGTAAATTCAGGTTTTTATATGGTCAGGGCAGGGTTTTCACTTGGGACTGGTTCAGTTCTCAATATTTCTTATGGATCAGACCCTAATGAGAATATTTATCCTAACGGAATTCCAACTGTACCTCAATTTGCTTATTCGTGTGATTTCCGTGTTTCACCCGACCCATCCATGCCTCTTTTGATGCCTCTCGTCGTTGCGTCAACTGTAAACACGTATTACTTTTACGCAAGTACAACTTCAGCAGTGACTCAATTTATTCAGGGTACTTACCTTTCCGTAACACCTGTCGATGATCTCTATATGTTCAATACGAATGTTTCTCTGTCAGCGGCAACGAGTACCCCCGTTCCTTTTTATGGTAATATCGTGACGCCCCAAAACACAACAGTAACTCTAGGAAGTGATAATTCTATTACATTTGGTTCTACGGGAACATGGATGCTTTCGGGTGTTGTGTATCTCCAACAGCCATCAAGTGGTCCCGGAAACTATCTTTCGAACGTTCTCGTGTGGCATGGTGCCGGGGTTGTAGATTACACATACACGACTTTGAGTACCCAGGGTCGTGACCCGACCATTGCATTTAGTATGCCTATCGTCGTTACAAGCACAACCGAGAAATACTATACAAATGTTTATTGTAGCGCAGCAACAAGCATCTTGAGTCAGTCGTACTATGTGGTGACTCAACTCGGGGCTCAGAATTACACTGGGTACGAGACTGTGCTTTCGAATAACGGACTTTTGTTTACACCCCCCGCAGGTGATACATATCCATTTCAACAGACTGGTCCAAATAATCCTTTAAAGTTTAATGGGAATGGTTCACAAGCGGCTTTTAGTAACGTCTCGAGTTCACTCGTTTCTAATATCATATATGTGAATCAAGCAACTGGAAGCCTTCAGTTTTCGAACATTGCGACATATATGTTGACTGCTGTTCTTTCTTGTGCTGATAACGTCAGGAGCATTACATTCGGGACTACAACATACAATTTCGATATTGGGGGTCTTTTCCCGCAATACACAGTGAGTGTTCCATATCGTGTGACGTCACCTTATACCGACGTTCCAATCACTATAACAACCGATCAGGTTGGTTCAACCACGAAAATATTTTCAAATACATACATTTCAGTTTACCCAGTCGCTTCGAACGTCATCCCTACTATAAGTTACAATTACTACGATTCGGTCGGTACATGGCTCGTGAACCGGGCAGACCTTGTGATTGGTGGACAGACAATCCAGTCACTTACTGGAGAGTTTATTGAAATTTATAATGATCTCTACGTCCCGTATGAAAACCAACCAGGACTCAAGTTACTTACTGGAAAGTACGATACAGCGACACAAATTTATCCACCTGGTAGAACATATTTCGTAAACCTTCCGTTCTATTTTTATCAGAATCCTGGTCTCGCATTACCACTTGCAGCCCTCGGTCGTCAGGATGTAGAGATTCACATATTCTTGCGAAAACTTCAAGAGTTGACTGCTATTCCTATAAATTCTAGTATGTCTTCGCAGACACTGACAGCCACCATCATCACAGAGTACGTCTATCTGGCAGATCCAGAGATTAACTGGTTCAAGAAATCACAGGTCGATTACGTGATCCAGCAGTGTCAATACCAGACGTATGAGCTTCCTTCACAATTTTCATCAGCAGTTTTGAAACTTGATTTTATCAATCCAATTCGCGAGCTCTTTTTCGTGGTTCAACTTGATGGAACAACCCCTTATAATTACTCGGACTTGAATAGTCTTGCGATGAATTTTAACGCCTCTGAGGCTTTTACACAGGATGTGACAGACTCGCTGTATCTCAACTCTATTGAGCCATTCAATCATTATATAAATTATCCAACACGTCTATTTTACATGTATGCATTTACGAAACAGACGAATACTCCTCGACCTTACGGTCAGGTGAACTTTAGCCGTATTCGCGACATATTTATTCGGTTAAACACAAACTCGTACGTGGGTACGAAACAGCTTAGAGTTATAGGAATAAACTACAATATTTTGCGAGTCAAGAATGGTATAGCAGGTCTCATGTTCAACTCGAATGACGTGTAAGCGCGCAGCGCACGCCCGGAATAAATCCTGCGGATTTACTAGGAATGGCCGGTCGAGCCAGTTTGTCTTTTCTTGGACAAGAAGACATTTACTTGAGTTCAGATCCCGAAGTCACGTATTTCGTCGAAAAATATGTCGGTCAGAGTCTTTTTTCACATCGAGTCATCAGGATACAATTTCCAGGTGATAATACAGTTATTTTTGGAGCCGAGAAGAAACTCGTGCTTCCGCGGGCAGGTGATCTCATCACGAATATGTACCTTAAAATTATTCCACCCCCTCTCCCGCCAGGTGTTCAGGTTCTCGATTCGGTCGGTACCCTTATGATTCAGTACATAGAGCTCTACATAGGTTCAGAGCTCATCGAACGTCTTTATGGAGAATATCTTGAGATGCGTTTTGACCTTACTATTCCACAAGGAAAGCAAGGGGCTCTCAAGAACCTCATAGGGAAGAATCTTATCCAGCCAGTTCCATTCAACTCGAACTACACAGTTCCCATTCCATTTTACGTATTCAGACGAGGTCTTCCTCTTTGTGCTTTCGATGGTGATGTCACTATCAGAATCATATGGAACCCTTCGACAGTTTTCACGTACCCGTCCGTGAACATCACAGCTCCTTTTTACGCCTACCTGGACACAGAGTATACTTACATTTCTGATCAGGAAATTGCTTTCATCAAGTCAAAGCCTCAGACGTACCCCGTGGAACAGGTTCAGCGTGAAGAGTTTTTTGCACCTTTGTTAGCGAATCAGCTTCAGAGTAACCAGATACAGTGTCTCGGTGAGTTTTTGAATCCAATCAAAGAGTTTTATTTTGTGTTTCAGAATGACTCGGCTCTTGGGTACGATTACACCACAAACAATAGCTACACATCCAATGGAACAACTTATGAACAATTGAGTCAGCTCATTCTCGACTTTAACACGACTGAGCGAATCTCAAAAGATATAGGATCCCCCATTTTTCTTCGGGTCATTCAACCACTCGAGAATCATACCCGTATTCCAAGTCGTATTTTTTACATGTATTCATTCAGTCTCGACCCAGAACTTTACGATGAACCATCGGGAGCCGTGAACATGTCCCAAATTAAGAACCAAATTTTCCAGTTTGCACTCAACTCCAGTCCAGCCAATAGGTACATTAGAATTTATGGTGTAAATTATAACTTTTTGTACATTGAAAAGAAAACTGCAAAGATGATGTTTTCAAATTTTCACTGAGACCAAGTGGGACTCGTAGAGTCCTCCTTGAGATCCTCAGTTAAAAGAAATTTTAGTATAAAATTTAAAAAATGGAGGAGAGCATTCATCAGACGGCTTTCGATATTTTCGTTCCCGTCATGGAGTCTGCAACT